ACATGGTTCTGTGATTGTTCCTGAGTACTCCATGCGTTATGTGATCCCATTGTCACAAGGCTAGTAGGCTCGGCAATCCCCCTTATTTGGGGGATTACTATAACCAATTCTTAAGGACTAAAAATGGCCATTTCACCTTCAATACAAAACGACCCGATTTTTGCCCTGCCTAACAGTGAAATTTTCGGTCTTAATATTTCAGTTGCAAGTACTACAGTGCTCGCAATTGCACCTGGACAAACTAGAGACTCTACTGACAGCATTGACCTTCCAGTTAGTTTTCCTAATACCCAAGGCAATCGCGTTCCACCTGTTTTGTTCCAAAACTATTTACAGCCATTGCTGATTAATTCAGCAGTAACAGGCGCTAATGGTTTGGACACAGGAACCCTTGGAGCGAGCTTACAGTACTCAGTTTGGCTCATTGGGGATTCCAGAGGCTACTTGCCAGTTGCAGGGCTATTAAGCCTGACCTCAAGCAATTTTAGCCCACTATTGCCCTTTGGTTATGATTCTCAAAGGCTCATTGGTTTCATTGAAACAGATGGTTCTAACCATTTTGTTTATGCAACCCATAAGCCCCAGAACATGCAAGGCTTTTTGCAATATTTCAACCAGCCTCCTATATCTGTATTGTCTGGCGGTAATGCTACAAGCTTTACAGCAATAGACCTGACCACAAACTCCGCAGTTCCAACAACTACATTGCCCAACGTTATTGTAGGCCTCCAGGTGACTTTCACGCCTCTAGCTGCCAATGATGTAGTCCAATTTAGGCCTACTGGACAAACTGCTGCTGCGGTCACTATTAGTGGTGTTGCGGCAGGTGTAGCACAGACCCAATATGTAGTCATGATTGCAGGCGTTGGTTCATCTAAGCCTGAAATAGACTACCTAGTAACGTCTGCTAGTGATGCAGTAAGTGTTTCTGTAGCCATGTGGGGCGGTGTTTCTAATACTGCTTATCCTGCATTGGTGTAACCCTAAGACCATTTTGTTGAAGCCAACAAAATGGTCTATTTCCAAGGAGTGGCCACCATGGCATATACAGCACAGCAATTAGTGACTCGTTCCTGGTTCTTATCAGGAATTGTGGCACGTAACCTGCAAGTACCAACAGGCGACCAAATATTTGATGGCCTGCAAATGCTGAACGATCTCCTTAATTTCAAGCAAATTGAAACAGATCTTATCCCTTATTGGCAGTACATAACCTTCACAGCAGTCCCAGGACAAGAGTTCTATTTTCTGCCTTATGTAGCAGCCATAGAAACATCAACGTTCAACCTTGGCGTAGTACGCTATCCTATGGTATCAACAAGCCGTACTAACTACTTTGGTTCATCTAGGGTCGACAATATACAGACGCTGCCCTTCTCGTGGAACTATGAACGTGGTGTCGGTGGTGGCACATTCGGCATGTATTTCCTGCCTGATACTACATACCCCATAAAGATGAAGGCCAAAATATTCTTGGTAGACGTGGATTTGCAGACTGATTTGCAGGACGTGACCCAGTCTTTTACTAATCCTTATAACGTGCCTTTTTATACGCCTTATGCGTTTATTAATAATGGGATTCAGGGATACGATACGGCCTATTTGGAGTATCTGAGGTATGCCCTTGCTCGCTATTATTGCAGCGAATATGGCGTGGAATTTAACCCACAATCTGAGCGTATATTTCAGTCTTATCAGCGTAAACTCATGTATGAAGGGCCACCTGATTTGTCTAATAAAAAGTTGTCTATATTGTATGCAAATAGTAATCCTGGGTTTAATTGGGGAGATGTAAATATTGGCCATGGCTACCGGCCTTGACCAATAAAATATTGATATAGGGTGGAAACCACAATATAATGTTCCTGAACTCACAGAACAGGAATTAGAAATGATAGTAAAAATTTGTAAAAAACATGGGAATTTAACTGAAGATCAGATTTGCAGAGAAAAAAGCAAACAAACAAAATCTGGTTATCAATTAAGATGCCTACAATGCAGAAGAGATAAAGATAGGACATATAAATTAAATAATCCTGACAAACACAAAGAAACCGCGAATAGAAAAAGAAATAAAGATAGAGAATTATTTAGAAAAGGATTATCTGATACGGAGGCAAGAGCGAACATTCTTGCAAGAGAGGACAGGAAAAATAATCCAGAAAAGTATTTAAAATGGTCTGAGGACTACAGGAAAAGGACTGGTCAAGCACGAAACACTAGAGAAGTATGCAGGCGGTTACATACTACCCCAGAACAATATTATAAAATGATGCAAGAACAAGATAATAAATGCGCAATTTGTAAATGTGAAGAAACAAGAAAATCTAGGACTAGTGGTAAAATTTGTGCGCTAGCTATAGACCATAATCATGATACAGGGAGAATTCGTGCTTTATTATGTCATTCCTGTAACACTGGAATAGGTAAATTTAAAGAAAATAAAGAGCTATTAAAAGCCGCTATAGAATATTTAGATTTACATGAAGATATAGAATAACCCATAGACCAAGGACGGCCATAATGGATACTGTAATACAGCTTTTCTGCAATAAGATATTTTTTGAGGATTGTCTTGAAGGCATGAGACGCATTCCTGATGGCTCTATTGATATGGTCTTGTGTGATATGCCTTATGGAACGACGGCATGTAAATGGGATATTGTGATTGATTTGGAAAAAATGTGGAAAGAATTACAAAGGATAATTAAACCAAAAAAAGCTATTGTTTTATTTGGTGCCGAACCTTTTAGTAGCTATTTGCGTATGAGTAACATTAATAATTTTAAATATGACTGGATATGGATCAAATCTATTGCATTAGGTTTTACTAATGCGAAATTAAAGCCATTAAATAATTATGAAATAATCAGTATATTTTCCGAAGGAACAACAGCAAATCAAAGTCCTAGAAATATGCCATACAATCCACAAGGTTTAATTGAAATAAATAAAATTGTAGATGGTACAAAAAACCCAGGAGATAGTCACAAATTCCACAGAAATTCTTACAAGAAAGAACATTTACAAACGCATACAAATTACCCGAAAAGAACTTTAAATTTTCCTAATTCAAATCATGGTTCCTTACATCCAACACAAAAACCTGTTGCTATAATCGAATATCTAATCAAAACATACTCCAACGAAAACGACATCGTCCTGGATTTCTGTATGGGCTCAGGAACAACTGCAATCGCTGCTATTAACACAAATCGTAAATATATAGGCTTTGAAAACAACAAAGAATATTACGATCTAAGCCTTGAAAGAATAAAAACCCATGAGCAACAACTAAAAGAACCTACTAAAGAGGTGTCTTATGGATGAACACTACGCAGAACATGAAGTGAAGCTTAGAGTTTTTGACGACAAGTTCGCCATGCTAGAAGAAAAGTTCAACAGGCGCATGGATACGCTCAACTCCAAGATAAACATTATGATAGGCATTTGGGGTGCTTTGTTCACGTCTGCTATAATCCCAGTATTGCTACACCACTATAATTTGAATTAAAGGCTGACCAAGGACGGTTAACTAATGGTAAAACGTGGTCCTAATTTCAGAGAATTCCCTATAAACATTGTGGGTTCAAGCGTCTTTGGTAGATATCCCAAGATAAGCATAGAGAAGACCTACAATATGTTTATGTCTGATGCTTTTATGGTTCCCTATTCCGGCTATAACGTAGGCATTACTGCCGACCAGTTTAAAAACGCCCTTGAAGGTCGTGCCATATTTACAAGTACTAAGTTTAATGAGCTCGTCGTAGTAGAAGGTCCAAACGTATTTCTGGTGAATATTATCTACGACCAGACCCAACATAGGATTAGCTTTTTCCAAGTGTTCTTTATTGGGACGTTACAGACTTCCACGGGCGTTGTGTACATTGCCGAAAACAACAAGCCTCAGATTGGTATTTCAGACAATACGGCATTTTATGTCTATGACCCTACATTGTCGCCAGCTTTTCAGGCTATACCGCTTACATTCACACCAGGATATTTAACATACCATGACACGTATTTCATATTGGCAGCGTCCAATGATATGTCAACGTCACTGCTTTCAACGCCTGCTAATAATACATGGCACTTGTCTGCAACAGATGATGGTACAGTATGGCCAGATGCTAGTTCTAGTATTGGGTTTCTACAAACAAAGCCCGACAATGTCAAGGCTGTAGTGCGGTTTCCATCTAAAGGAAACATGATCTTTGTCATGGGTTCAATAGTCACGGAGGCATGGTTTGATACAGGCGCACAGTTGTTTCCATATCAGCGAAACAATCAGTTCAACATTGACTACGGTTGTCTGCAGCCCGCTACTGTGGCTTATATGGATGAGTTTGTTGTATGGTTGGCACAGAATGAGAAATCCGGCCCCGTCATACTGTACAGTGATGGTGGCATGCCTAAGAAGATTACGACGGACGGTATCGACTTTCTGTTTTCGACTCTTACAAAACCTGAGGATTCGCAGGCTTTCCTATACCGACAGGATGGACACCTTTTTTATCATATTAACTTCTATACTG